TGCCACCACCAGCACCTTTTACTGCTGCTGTAAGTCGAGTGATGCCTCTGATAGCAACTTCTTGTGGAATATTTAATTCTTTTGTGACATCAGCAGCGGCTTGCAGTGCTCGGTTGTAATTATTTGCGTCACCTGCAATACCATTCAACGCGATTTTGAGTCTCTCAATGCTCGCCGCATACTCAGCAAACCCACCAAGCTGCTGCCTGAGCTGTCCAACCTGAGCGCCAAGTGCAGCGCCAGCAAAAGAACCACCAACACCACCAATTGCGCCACCAATTGCGCCACCCAGGAACCCTTCAGGTCCACCGAAAATACCACCGGAGATCGTTGCACCAGCGACCTGGGCGGCCTTGCCGGGTGAAAACCTGCGGCGAGTGCGACTGCGTTTTTGAAGCTCCTTTTCAATCAATCCTGTTTGATCGGCAATAGCTCTGTTGACTTTCTTGAAATCAGCATCAAGGGGTGAAAGCGTTTCGCCAAGCATCCCAAGACTCGCCCCCAGCTCACGAACGTCTGCTGTACTTCTATCGCTAAGTCGGCCAAATTTACGAAGGGTTGTATTTAATTCCTTGAAACTGTCACCTGCACTTGCGGTAGCGTTTTTCGCAGGGCCGCCGCCACGGCCTCCTGCTCCGCTGGAAAGAGAACGCGGCTGTCCGCTCCCCCGCAAAGCATCTTCTTCAAATACACGCCTGGACCTTTCATCAGACCTGCTATAAGCAGCGGAGGCTCGCGCTTGCTGCGCGGGTGTCAAGCCAGCCGCCGGAGGCAGCAAGCCTGCCACTTTCGACGGGGGAAGCGCAGGAATATCGCTTCTTAAGCGGCGTGTTTCTGTAGAAACTGAATTTATGAATGTTTTGTAATCACCGGCTATTCCGACCCATGGATTTGGCGCACGAAGCTCTTTCATGTACCCAGCAACGCTGGATGCAATTTCGCGTTCAAGATCTCCAGGTCCAATTTGTCGCTGGGTCTCCATGAACCCACTGACCTGTAATGCCGTAGACCTTTTGTTTGCTAAGTCTGCCAGGGTTGTCGTGATTCGAGAAGTAGGAAGCCTCTGCAAGAGGTTGTAGTAAATTTCTGCGTCAGTAGTCAGCGCAGCTATGCTTGCCCTAAACCGATCAAACATTCGATCAATTTCTGAGTCAAGATTTACAGGAGATTTCCCCAGCGGTCGGTAGCTTCGATCAGCAGGCCGAGACTTGGTGCCATAACCCGTAAATGTTGCTATTGGTTGATTTACAGTCCCAATCAAGCGACGCGGTTGGCGAGACTTGTTGATAACAGGATCTGCAATTGATTCAATCTCTCGCTGAATCTCTTTTTTCCCAGACTTGAGAGCAGACAAAAGGCCGCGAATAATGCCCAGCCCTAGAGGGATGCCAATTTTTTGTTCAGTACGCTTAGATGGACTCTTGATGCCAAAAGCAGCTTTATAAGCATTGATCAGTTTTTCCGCAAAGCTTTTGGCACCTTTGCTTATTTCGCTTGAACTCGAAGCGCCTTTTGAAACGCCTTCGGCAATGCTGTCGCCAATGTCGGTGCTCTTGCCCTTAAGGTCAACGGCCTGACCGCCTTTGCTAAACCCCGTAGCAATGTCATTAAAAACATCGGTAGCGGACTTGCCCATCATCTGCTGCTGACGCCTGATGTCAGCGGTAGAAAGCCCAATGATTCCCTGATACAGAGACGAGATGTCGTCTCTACCGCCAAGACCTAACGCAGATTCAGCTGACTTTCGCGCTTGCAGCAAAATGTCGCGCCGTTTCAGCTCTTGCTGAAAAGCGTTTTCTTCTCTTTTAACTTGCTCATTAAAAGACTCTTGCTGGGCTGCATCCTCTTCTGCAACCTGCGACATTAAATCGTCATGACGTTTTTGCTGCTGTTGCTGAATTTTTCCCAATCCTTGCCGATAGGAATCAATTACTGAATCAAAAACAGTTTCTAGGTTTTTTTGTTCAGCAGCTAGTTTTTGAGTTTCTTCTTTCGTTTTGTATGTCTGATCAAACAAACGCTTAGACTGCCTAGTACCAGAACCAGGCGAAATCATTGCTCCCTTAGAGTCGGGATCTCTATAGGCTTGCGGAAAGCCCTCCCTAGAGCGCATTTGTCCTACAAGCGGTTCTCCACGGCGAGTGCTTGTCGCATAGTCCTCAGGACGGCGCGTAGCGGTCCCAGCCCCTAAACTGGACAATCCAGCGACATATTCGCCTACGCCTGCAAACTTGGCGGCTCTACGCTCGGCTCCTTCTTGCGCTCTGTTCAGCCTTTCAAACGCTTGCGCACTTTCACCTGTCTCTTTAGAAAGCTCTTTCTGAATACCAATAATTTCATTGGAAACACGGGTGTAGTCAGAGCTTGATCTGACAGTATTGTTAAGCTCAATTTTTAGCTCTGCTAGCTTTTGGTTAAGTCCTGCTGTAGTGTTTGGAAGTTTACCAAAATCTTGATCAAGAGCTTTTAGTCTTACTCCAAAGGACGCAATGCTTTTGTCTGTGTTGCTAAAAGCCTCCGCTAGCTTAATAGTCTCACTACGACTAGACGCAACAAACTCAAGGTATCCAGTCTGAGCGACCTTAAGAAGCTGCCCTTGAAGCTTCTCTTCCAGACGAATCCTTTTCTCTGTATTTGCTGCTGTAGACCTCTCTTTACTTGACAGTAAATCAATAGATTGAATTTCTTTTTCTGTTACGGCAATCCTTTCTCTGTAAGCCTTGGCTTGCAAGCCAATAAGGGTTGAACTTTTGCGTAACGTGCCATTGAGCAAGTTAGATATTTCTTTTTGCTTTTTAGCCTTGGCTTCTGCTAGTTCTAGCGCTTCCCCCATGTCCACAATGTTGCCCTTCAGCCGAGCAAATGCGTCAGAGCCTGTCCTGGCTTCTTTTGAAAGAAGCTTTAGCTTTTCAGTGGCGTCTTTTATTTGAGAGACAGAGGATTTAGCACTTGTGCCAATCTCCGCAAGTCGCTTCGCCTGAGCCTGTGATTTCGCACCAAGCCCGTCCAGTGAAGCCTTGAGATCGACAATACCTTTCCCAAGCTCACGGTAAACCTTGCCGCCCATAGCGGCCTGTTCGCGCAAGCCTTCAAACGCCTTGATCTGACCTTTTATTGTTGCTTCGCTATTACCGGCCTCTGCAGCAAACTTTCGTACGTCATCAGTTGCCTTCTGAAGGTCTCCGGCTGAAAGCTTGTTGAGTTGCTTTGATAGATCGCGAAACGAGCTGTTTAATTTTTGCAGCTTTTCGCTGCCACTTACTTTAAGTACAATATCAACAGGCGAAACAGTCTTACTTGGCATCTTTCTTGTTCAGCTCAGAGAGTGCAGCAGCTTCCATTACTTGAAGGCTCTCCAGCATCTCACGGGGATTATCTACATCATAAAGGGACATCAGCCCTGACGCACCCAGCAAGACCTCATACTTCAATCCAACGTAACCTCCCATCGTGACGGTCCATTGCGTTTGCATTCGCAAGAACATCATCAACGCATCCCAGTTTTCTTCCCATACCTCAAAGTGCTCCTCTTCAGGAGCGGCCTGACGCTGCGGCTTCAATCCAAATGCCGCAGCGTCATCTGCACTCTTGTCCTCTACTCTTTTGCCGCCATTCGCCCAATACTTGACGGCATCTTTTAGTTTCCCAGTTTCGCGCCTTCAAAAGTTTCGGTGTAAGCCTTCAGGACACCACGAATCCAATATGGGTCATCAGCAAATTCTTTCATTGCTGCCTGGGAAAACGGCAACGGCTTGCCGTCTTCATCCTCGATTCCTTCCCATCCAGTCATCACTGCTTTAAGCAAGTCAAGATCGCCTTTATCCGCAAGCTTTTGGAACTCAGACCTTGGCACCCGCTTAAACACCGCATCAAAACTAGAGTCATCAAAGACCCCACCGTCAGCAGGTTCTTCCACGGTTACAGGCCATTTAAAAGTTTTGACCTTTTTGCGAACGAAAGTCATTGAGCAAATTTAACTGCAATTAGCTTACAGCAATAAAAAAGGCCGTGCTCTCTAACACGGCCATGGTTCCACTAAGGGCCTTGGCTCCCTCGGATCAAGTGTACACCAAGCTGAAGTCATCATTCCCTGCTGTTGAGGGAATCGCGGTGTATGGGATGTTCAGCATCGCAATGCCGTCTTGGTCGGCATAGCTCACATCACCAATGTCGATTTGACTGCTCGAAAAATCAACAATGTTCCCAGCAGTGGTGCCATGCTGGAACGTCAAGTCGCCAAGCGTGTTGTCAGTCAAAGCAGCAGTGAAGTAGTCCTTCGTGGCAATCGAGATCATCTCAAGGCTCACGCTACCGCTTGCACTGCGATCAGTGATCAGCACTTCCTTCGTGCAACCAATCAACTCTCGGTAAACAACAGAATTGCCGATGTCTAGACTGATTGACTGCAAGCAGCCAGAGTAAGACAGTAAGGAGAATGTGTCTGTGTTGCCGTTCTTAAAGATCAGCGGTGTTGCCTGGTTTGCGTAAGTAACGCTAGGCAGTGCCGAATCGTCAGGAGCGTTATAGATCCCAGTGAAAGTAAAATCAATCGAAGGGATTTCTCCAACAGATCCATTCAAAGTGAATGTTCCTCTAGCACCGGTCACTTTGTGACGAACGCCATCAATGTTGTAGTGAATGGTGACTGAGCTGAAATTTGAACTTACTGGTGCGTAAGTCACGCTAGTACCAGCAGCCACCGTTTCACTAAGGCCGCAAGCTTGAAGCGCCTTGCCGTACTGCGGAGCAGTGCCAGCAGTACCAGATCCTGCTAGCTCAACGCTGAACGTGCATTCAACGCGAGTGTTGGCAAGAAGCTGCTCTGATGCTCCAAGATAAGGACGAATCAGATCACGATTAACAACATCACTCTGCTGTGGGGTGATGTTCAGATCTCTCACCAAAACCGCGTCGGTTCCTGTTGGAGTCGGATCGACTCCGTAGCTCGACTCTGTTTCGATCAGAATCAGTCGTTTCCGTAGAAGAAGTGGTGCCATTTTCTTGTTGGGGGTCGGCGGGAAGTGTTCGCTGAATCAGAGTGCGTTTTCCGGTTTCTGGATCGAGAAGATACGACCCACCTTGACCGCTGTACTCGTCTTTCATCGTAATCCTTGCAACTGCTTAAACCTTAGTAGGAAGTAAGGTCTGCTACTGATGTCCTGTATTTAACGTCGTACTCATTGGAAAATACGCCAGCCGGTTGATCTGCATCAAG